GGAGGAGAATGGTGCTGATCCAAATACAGGACTAATCTCTACTCAATGGAATTCATGGCAAACTGATTGGGTTGGTGTTGATGTACAAGGAGAAATTACTACTGAAATAGAATCTAGATGGGTTAATACTCCTCAATTCGTTATACAACGAAGGAGGGTTCCTGGAAATCGTATCGAGAGAACGACCAGAAGAGTTAATGCATTAATGAGGGATATAGAAGTACGAGTAGAAAATACTACCACTACTACCACTACTAACCAATCTAGAACTGGACTTGCAACAAGAGTTGTTGAAAGATTAGATTCTGAATCTTTAGGAGATAGGGTTGTTAATCGTCAGAATATTCCTATAATGCGTTCTAGGAATATTGAATTTATTGTTACAAAGGTAAAACCAAGAACTCAGTTATTCTCATTCTTTGATGGAGAAGATGTATCTAAATTTACCTTCCCTAAACTTTTGGAAATAACCATGTCAAATGGTACATTCCAAGTTGGAGAAACCATTATAGCAACTCCTTCAATTTTAGATGAAGGAGCAAGAATTGCAACTACACCTTACATTCAGTTTAGAGCAGCAGTACCAAATCATAAGTATGGTCCTTATAATGCTCCAACTGATACTTATTCAGTAAACCCATATCTTGACGATCAAGGAATACCCGAAGTTTATACTTCAACAGCAAGTATATTAAATGTTGATACATTTAGTTTACAACTACAAGCTCAAGGACAATATTATGGATTCCTTAATGGAAGTATGACACTTAGAGGGCAGACTAGTGGTGCTCAGGCAACTATTTCAGGTACTCGTCTTATAACTGATAATGTTGGTACTTTAATAGGTTCCTTCTTTATTCCAGATTCTACTATTAATGAGAATCCAGAATTTGCTACGGGTACAAAAACACTTCGTTTATCGTCTTCTGCAGTTAATTCTTTAGTTCCTGGAACTGTTACATCATCTGTAGAGAAGAATTATGAATCTTCTGGTATTATTGAAACTCTTCAAGAGACTATTATTAATACAAGAAATGCTGAAATTGTTACTGAGAACTTAACTGATAATAGAGTTCTTACAGATGTTCAAAGAAGAGTTAATCAAAGAACAGATGTATCGGTTATTAGAGAAAGAGTTGAAAATTTCCAACAACTAATACAAACTATTTGGTACGATCCTCTTGCTCAATCATTTGATATAGGAGATCCAAATGGGGTATTCATTACTTCTGTTGACATATATTTCTCAACAAAAGATGAAGAACTACCATGTAGTGTAGAACTTAGAACATGTAAGATGGGTACACCAACAACTACCATCATACCATTAAGTAAGAAAGAACTTCTACCTGCTTCTATCAATACATCTGTTGATGCATCTGTACCTACTAAATTTACTTTTGATTCTCCAATATATTTGGAAGGGGGTTCTGAATATGCATTAGTTGTTGTTTCTCCATCTACAGAGTATAATATCTGGATTTCTAGATTAGGTGAAGAAGATATCTCAACAACTGGATTAGGTGAGTCTCAGAAGGTAATCATTACTCAACAACCATATCTTGGTTCTTTATTCAAATCACAAAACGCTTCTACTTGGACAGCTTCTCAGTTAGAAGATATGAAGTTTACTCTGTATAAAGCAGAGTTTACTGCTGGTACTACAGGAACAGTTAACTTCTTTAATCCAGAATTGAATGTTGGAAATAATGAATTTGTAGAACTTAATCCTAACCCAATTGAAGTTGTATCTAAGAGAGTTACACTTGGATTAACTTCTTCAATTGCTGATAGTATCGATACTCTAGGTATTGCTACAGGTGTTGCAATTGCTCAAACTGGTTCTGGTTTATCTGGTGGTGTTGGAAATATTATTGCTATCGGTGGTTCTGTTGTAAGTAGTGGTTCTACTGATGGATTATTAGCAGTTAATGCTGGTTCTGGATATACTGTTGCAACTACAGAAGGAATACAACCATTTACTATTACAGGTAGTGGTTCTGGAATGGAAGTAACAGTTCAAGTATCAGTTGCTGGTTCTGTTTATCAAGATCCTAATAATAAAGCAGGAACTGTTGGACTTGTTAGTGTTACTAATGGTGGTAGAGGATATAAGATTGGTGATGTAGTTGGTATTCCAACTGCTTCTATGAACGGTATTGGTACAGGAGCACAACTATCTGTTGTTGCAATTGGATTTACTAATACATTATTCTTGGATAATGTTCAAGGAGACTTTGTTGCTGCTGGTTCCAGCATGACTTATGTTACCAATACTGGTATCAGGTCTGAAATTAATGGTTCAGGTTCTAATGTAACCATTCTTTCTGGACAAGCAATTGCAGATCCTTATTATGATGGTAAATCTATTAAGGTTCGTCATAGAAATCATGCAATGCATGAATCCAATAACCTTGTTAAAATTGAAGGTATAGTAAGTGATATTGCTCCATCTTCTCTAACTGCTGCTTATGGTAGAGATAACACAGGTGATTTGGTAGTTAATTCTGGTACTGGATTTACTTCCTTTGAGGGTGTGGGTGTTGGTACAACTAACCCTGGATATCTTAAGATTGGAAATGAGATTATTAAGTACACATCAGTTAGTACTAATACTCTTACTGGTATAACTAGGGCACAAGATTCAACTCTTGCATTTACTCATCCAGTAAACCAGTTGGTTTATAAGTATGAATTCAATGGAGTCTCATTGAGAAGAATCAATAAGACACATAATATGTCTGAGGTTGCTAATCAAGGGGTTCATCCAATTACGATGGATACTTATTATGTGGCTATTGATACTGATGGAACAGCATCTGATGGTGTTGGGGTTGGTGTGAGTAGAACTGCGAGTGCCAATGGATTCCCAAGTCTATACTTTAAGGATGTTAAGAGTGGTGGAGAATCAAGGGTTACTGCATCTCAAAATATTCAGTTTGAGGCATTAACACCTAATATACAAACATTACTTCCTAAAGGTACTAACATTAATTCTAGAGTTAGAACTGTTAGTGCTAGAAGTGTAAGTGGTATTGAAACATCTTTTGAAGATAAAGGATTTGAATCTATTGTTCTCAATGAGACTAATTTCTACAATAATCCACGTATGATTGCTTCTAAGGTTAATGAGGATAGTAAACTAACTTCATTACCTGGATCTAAATCATTGAATATACAATGTGATTTCAATAGTAACGATTCTAATATATCACCTGTGATTGATATAGATAGAGTTAGTGCAATTCTTACAACTAATAGAGTTGATGATACGGTTGGTATTTTCGCAACGGATCCTAAAGTTAAGATTCCTGGTGAAGATCCTACTTCAGCAACTTATGTTACTAAGAATGTAGGACTCACAGTTCCTGCTACAGGAATTAGGGTTATGTTCTCTGCTAATAGAGCAAGTACTGCTGATATTAGAGTTGCATATGCTCTCTTTAGAAAGGATGATGCTGAGAATGAAATACGTTATCAGTTATTCCCAGGATATGATAATCGTGATGAAAATGGTGCAATTATTGATCCAAAGAACAACTCTGGACTCTCTGATACATTTGTTGCTCCTACATTTGAAAGAGATAATTTCCGTGAGTATGAGTTCACCATTGATTCTCTCAAAGAATTTGATGGATTTAAGATTAAAGTTATGATGACTGCAACCAATCAGGCCCATCCACCAAGGATTTCTGAATTCAGAGCAATTGCATTATCATGATACCTGTAAAAGACAATCACGCCCTTTACAGGGATCCTAGTTCAAACGCAATTGTTTCTACTGATTTGAGTGAACATCAAAAGTATATTGATGCAAGGAAACGTAAAAAGTCTGAGAGGGCTGAATTAGATGAACTTAAAGGTGAACTCAAAGAGATTAAGGAAATGTTAAGGAGTATCGTAAATGGCAACTAGAACCTTTACATTTGATTCAACATCTGACTATCCATCAGTATCTGATCTGGTAGTTAACGTTGGTGCATCATTTACTTGTACGTTTACAGTTAATGATACGTCTGGTACTGCAATAGATTTTACTAATTATACTGCAGAATCTTCTCAGATGGCAAAGTATGTTGGTGCTGGTGTAACTGCAACATTTTCAGTTGGGTTTTCCAGTGCGTATGATGGCAAAATGTTTATTGGGTTAACCACAACTCAGACATCAGAATTGAAAGAAGGAAGGCATGTATATGATGTTAATGTGAAGACAGGAGATACGGTTTATCGGATAGTTGAGGGGCAAATAATGGTTAGGGGTGGTATATCATCTACTCTTTGATAAATACTTAGAAAACTGGGAATATGTCGAAGCCGGCTTCTAGAACTGAATTAATCGATTACGCTAAGAGGCAACTTGGTGCTCCCGTTCTCGAAATAAACGTTGCTGATGAACAAATCAGTGACTGCTTGGATGATGCATTCCAATTTTGGAATGAGAGACACTATGATGGTGCAGTTAAGTTACCATTAAAGTATCAAATTACTGCTGATGATATCAATAGAGGAACTGGATCAGTAGGAATTGTAACAACTACTGTTACACAACCAGCAAGTACAGGTATAGGAACTACTTCTGGTGCAGATGCAACTTTTTCTTTTGAAGAGAATAGTAATTATATTAAGATGCCTGAGAGTATAATAGGTGTCAATAAGATTTACAGGTTTGATGGTTCTAATACCATGACCAATAATATGTTTAGTGTGAAATATCAGTTATTCCTGAATGACGTTTATTACTTTGATTCGCTTGAACTCTTAACATATGCGATGACAAAGACGAAGTTGGAAGATATTGATTTCTTATTAAATACAGAGAAGCAGATTAGATATAATATTAGACAGGATAGATTGTATCTTGATATTGATTTTAATAGTCTTTCAATTAATGATTATCTCATTATTGATTGTTGGAGAGTTCTTGATCCATCAGATTCAACTAAGGTTTATAATGATAGATTCTTAAAGAGATACTTTACTGCTCTTTTAAAGAGACAGTGGGGTATGAATTTGATTAAATTTACAGGAGTTAAACTTCCGGGTGGTATTGAATTAAATGGCCGTCAAATATATGATGATGCTCAATTAGAATTAGATAAGATTCAGGAGAGAATGACTTGGGATTATGAAGAATTACCACTTGACATGATAGGATAATGGCATTAAATCCATTTTTCACACAGGGAACCAAAAACGAACAGAATTTGGTTCAGGATTTAATCAACGAACAGTTGAAAACTTATGGTGTCGAGTGTTATTACATTCCTCGTAAGTACTTGACAACTAATACTGTCATTAAGGAAGTAGTACAGTCTAAGTTTGATGATGCTTATCCATTAGAAGCATACGTTAACAACTATGACACATACCAAGGGAATGGGACAATCCTATCAAAGTTTGGTATTGAAGTGCAAAATGATATTAATCTTACTATATCTAAAGATAGATTCGAGAACTACATCACCCCTCTTATCAGAAATGAAACGGGAATTAAATTATCCACCCGTCCGAAAGAAGGAGACTTGATATGGTTCCCTCTTGATGATAGACTATATGAAATCAAATTTGTTGAACATGCAAAACCTTTTTATCAATTAAAAGAACTTTATGTCTACGAATTACAATGTGAAGTATTCCGTTATGAAGACGAAACGGTTGATACTGGAATTGGTACTATTGATGACGAAACAGAAGAAATTGGATATTCCCAAACTCTCACACTTACTGGTGTCGGAACAACAGCTACTGCTGTCACCACATTTAGAAACGGCGGTATTCAGTTCATTGACCTCCTTAATTCTGGAAGTGGATACAGAGCTACCCCTACAGTTGCCATTTCTTCTGCTCCAGCTGGCGGCATTACAGCTACTGCTGTAGCAATAACAACCAGTAAACTTGGACTTACTACCTCATTTGCTGTAGAAAGTATACGCATTACTGATCCTGGTGCTGGATATCTATCTCCACCATCAGTTTCTTTCCAAGGTGGAGGTGGTACAGGTATTGCCGTAACAGTTGGTATTGCAACTACAGGTACTGTCGGAGTGGTTACGATTACAGACAGTGGTTCTGGTTACTATGGAACTAACCCTACAATCACCTTTACTGCACCTGTAACAGGCACAACTGCACTTGGAGAGGTAGTTGCTGTTGGAGGCACTATACAGTCTGCTAGACTGTCCAATGCTGGTGCAGGGTATACTTCAGTACCTACTATCACAATTAGTAATCCTGGATTACTTGGTTCTGGTGACTTCTACTTTAATGAGGAAGTTACTGGTGGAACCACAGGAACTAAAGCAAGAGTCAAGTCTTGGGATGCAACAACTAAAACCCTTGTGGTTGGTATTGCAACAGGAACATTCCTCCAAGGAGAATCTATTACTGGTGACGAATCCTCAGCAGTTTATACTCTTGCAGTGGATACTACTGATGATATAGTTTCTACATATGCAGAAAATCAAGTGATACAATCTTCAGGAGATGATATACTAGATTGGACTAGAGGTAACCCATTCGGAGATGCTTAATGTCATTACCAAAAATACCTTATGATCCGTGGTTCCACGGTAAACCCCACCCCCATGATAGTATGCCTGTTGCTACTGATGAACCATTAGATACATCACCATCAGAGATTCAACCTCCTGGTGTAGATGAGGAACCTATACATGAAAAAATGTATAAGATTGCAACGGATAAATATAATCCTTTTGCTGTAGGAGGTTCAGAGAGTATTCATGATTTCTAAACTTGTTAAATAGTAAGTAGTTGAGTTATCATCTGTGTTTGAATATTTCTATCATGAGATTCTGAGAAAAACCGTAATTGGTTTTGGAACCCTCTTCAATAACATAACTATAAAGCATGTTGACAGTAATGCTAAGGCTGTTAGTGTCATGAAGGTGCCGCTTGCATATGGTCCTATCCAAAAGTTTTTGGCAAGGATAGAGCAAGCACCTGATTTAAAAAATGCACAGACTTTAACACTTCCCAGACTATCATTTGAATTTACTGGACTTAGTTACGATCCTACAAGGAAAGTAACGCAGACTCAAACTTTCTTAACTGCTCCTACGTCTGATAAGACTAAAGCAAAGAAAGTCTATATGCCAGTTCCATATAATATGACATTTGAACTCAATCTCATTGCAAAATTAAATGACGACGCATTGCAGATTGTTGAACAAATATTACCATATTTCCAACCTTCCTATAACCTAACGATTAATCTATTATCTACTATTGGCGAAAAAAGAGATGTCCCAATAGTTTTGGATAATGTAACCTTCACTGATGATTATGAAGGAGATTTCTCAGAAAGGAGAGCATTAATTTATACACTTACATTTACCGCAAAGACTTATCTATTCGGACCAATTCCTTCTGCATCTGGTGGACTTATTAAGAAAGCAACCATCGATTACAGTACAAGGAAAGGTAAGGACTTCAGAAGAGAAGTTCGTTACAGTGTCACACCTAAGGCAGTTAAAGATTATACTAATGATGGTACTACATATTTGGCAGAAAATCTTGATGATAAAGAAACCCTTGTTACTGTAGGTTCTGCTTCTGCTCTAAGTGTGAATGCCCACATTTATGTTGGCACTGAGAACATGAAGATTAAAGAGATTGATGGTAACAACCTTGTTGTTCTACGTGGACAAGAAGGAACCAGTGCTGCTGAACATGTAGATGGTGCTACAGTAGATCTTATTACTACTGCTGATGATGCACTTATTGATATAGGTGATGATTTCGGATTCAATGAAACTACTTCATTCTATCAGGACTTTAAGCAGTATAGTCCATCTCAGAATAAGGATGTTTAATTATGGCAGACTTCACCGAATTGGAAGAAGCGTTTGATGTAGCAAGTGAAATTGTTGCAGACACTAAGAAGGTTGGTATTCAAAAACCTCCCGTAAATCGGGACAAAACGGATATCAGAAATGACTACGAATACACAAGAGGCAATTTATACTCTATCATTGAGAAAGGACAAGAAGCAATTAACGGAATTCTTGAACTTGCTCAAGAGAGTGAAATGCCAAGAGCATACGAAGTTGCTGGACAACTAGTTAAATCAGTCTCAGATGCTACCGACAAATTGATGGATCTGCAGAAGAAACTCAAAGATGTGGAAGAAGAAGTTCAAAAAGGACCTTCTACAGTTAACAATTCACTCTTTGTTGGTTCTACTGCTGATTTAGCAAAGATGTTAAAAGAGGCCACTAAGGCCCAAAATAAATAGAAATATGATAGACAACACTCCTATTGCTAATCTCCCGTCAATAGACGAGTTTATTGTCGAGCCTGAACAATTACCATCAGTATCAGAATTTTTAACTGAAGAAGTTGTAGAAGAAGAAATTCAGACTATTGAAGATGCTGATGGGAATCCATTTCTAGAAGTAGAAGATATAATAAAAGCACCTGAATGGGGTGAGTTGGTACGTATGGTTAATGATGTCCGTAATGACATCCCAGAGATACCAGAAGTTAAAGATTATGAACCACAATTAGAAGAGATATCTGCATCAATACAACAGGTAAGGGATGAGATACCTGTAGTACCTGAAGTAAGGTATTATGAAGAAGAGTTGCAGGCATTAAGAGAATCAATTAATAAAGTTGAAGATTCTATCCCTACTTTACCTCTTTGGATTTCTAAAGTTACCGAAGTCCCTGATTTTGCTTGGGTTGGAAAAGGATTCAATGTTATTGATGAGGATTTCAGAGGCGTTAAGGATACCATTTCAACTTTAGCAACACGTATTGAGCATGAATTAGAACAGATACAAGAGGAGAGTAATACTAAAGGGTTTGAAACTAAAACTGATTTTAAGACTATC